TTTCTGATCTCATCCCTATACCCTTATGCTTAGGTTGGCAAGGGCATCGTCTACACCCTCAATAAGTTCTTTGGTAGGTATCGAACTGACGACCTCTAGTCTGTCCTTGAGATCATTCTTCTCCTGCGACAGGGCCTTGCGCTGCTCAGTCATTCTCTCAATGCGGTAGGAAAGAGCACGTGACTCTTGGCGTATCATATCTATGCGCGTTTGTATGCGCTCAATGTTTTCTTGTTTTATATCCATTATTCTAATGTTGGTATGGTTTTTACTATTTCTGTGATTAGTTCGTTATCTAGGAGTGCTTCTGGTAAAGGTTTCCTCCAGATGGTCACAGTATTTAGGCAGGCGTAATACTGGTCAAGAGAAAAATTTTCTTTTTCATAAATATGTTTGGCTTGCTCTGGGATACTAAGCTCTGGGTTCCTATATTTCTTAATAAGTTTCTCTGCTTTCACCTTGCCAATGCCCTTCATGCCCTCGATGCAATCGGTGCTGTCTCCCATGAGTAGCTGCACTAGCCAGTTGTGATCCGCTTCCTCTTGGCTTACATAGGTTGGCCAGTCATCCTTGTCCCAGTTATAGTTCCACCCAGGCACAGACAACATATCTTTATCTATGCTACATATAATAGGCTTCTCTATCTTTCCATTGGTAGCAATTATGCCTAGTAAATCATCAGCTTCTAGCTGGTCATGCTGATACCACCGCTCCGCATACATCTCTTTCATAGCTTGAGTCAATGGATTATACAATGGCGGCTTGGCTCCACGGTTTCCTTTGTAGTTGGGATAGAGTGTCTTACGAAAGTTGTCACGACCAGATACTACGAGGTAAAAATCAGATGCCCTGCATCCCATGACACATTGATCAATGGCTTGTCTACACATTGCCTTTAATGTGATTAAACCTGTTCCCTCGGTCTCTGCTTTAGCGGCATGTTTGAATAGTATTATTTCTACATCCAGCAGGGCAGTTTTCTTATCAGTTTTTTTATTCATGTAATAGTATAGTGGATGAATTAATTATGGGGTCAATGCTTTTTTTAGCCTCGTTCAAATTAGAGTTGCTTCTCGTTAGACATAGGTTCCCCATTACTGGTCAAACCTATGCCTGGTAGAGCCTCAAATTATGAGTGTTCCCGCCTTCAATAGTGCCCCGGATCGTCGCGCATGGTAGGTCCTGTATTACGCTAGCCGTGGCTGTTCCTGCATTACTGCAAACCTTTTCTGCATAGTCGGGTTTCGGTCAAACTATGCAACCACTTACTCAGACTTGGGCTAACCTGTTAGGCCGCTTGCTCCGATATACTGTAAAATAAAAAACCCCTCTTCCATGTAGTGCTGAAAGAGAGGTTTTAAAACGATCTGATCCGTCACTACACGGCATATATAAAAAACTAATATCCATTGTAAGTGACTTGTCAAGCCTATAGAGTATGAGGTAACTTTTTTATAGCTATCACCTCTATTGATACGCCGCTACGCTTCAGCTTGTAGCCTTTACTCTTATTGCCTACGGCTAGATGCTTCAATGCCTCATCCTCCGTATGGGCGTGCTTTATGGCTCCGCATTCGTTGGGCATATCTCTCCTGGTATATGAAATTCTGTAGCAACTCACCTAGTCTTTGCGATATGGAGCCCCTCTTTGATTAGCCACCTGCGAAAGCTTCCTCTATCTGCACCGCCTCGATCTGCCGCCTCTGCTATAGTGCAACCTGTTTCCTGCCATATCTTTAGCGACCGCACTCTTGCTTTGGCCGTCTCTTCACTAGTCGATCTGCCCCGCTTGCAATGGTCTAGGATGTCCCCTGCCTTCATGAGCATCTCTATTTTATCTTTGAAGCTTTCCATGCACCTGACTGCACTAGCCTTTGACTCCGATGTTGAACTAAATTGTAGCATATTAACGTAATACGCCCTCTAAGGGCTTCTAATGCCCCTAGAAGGCGTTTTGATTGTAGTTTGATGTTGCGACCCCATTTGCATCTAATCTAAGCTTGTAGAGCCTCTGAGTGTTAATTCCTTGTGCAATGACTGGTGGTTTATCCCATTGCAATAGCTAGCAGTATAAGTATCACGCCGCCCAGGATGCAAGCAAATAATATTGCCGCCGCCTCGAATTCCTTCTCACTATTTACGAGCTTGTGCCCGGTTGCGATGTGCTTTTTATTTTTCATTATTATTACTTTCTATTTGTTTTTTTAGATCGTCGAGCGCATCGAGCGCAAGACTAAAGTGAAACCAGTCGCCAGTCTTTTCAAACTCATTTAGATGTTTCAAGATGTCGTCTATCAATTGGCTTTCCATTAATGAACACCGATGCCAATGGTAATTTGATCAAATGACTTAGAGCCGCATGCATGCTCGCCGCTTGGCAAACAATTTCCACAATTGCCCGGGCAAGCGAATACTTTCTTGCTACCCGTCAATGCCTTTAGTTTTTCTCGCACTGCCTTCCGATATGCATTTGACTCTGGCTTGTCTTTACCCTGGTAAGATTTCAATTGAATGAATAGCTTTTCAACGGGAACCGCATCAAATTGCCCGCGCACTATTGGCAAGGCAAGGAAAGCGTTTGCAATGCCAGTCTTTGCCCATCTAGACCCTGAGCTTGCGTTTGTCAAATAGTTGTCAGGCCATGCGTATCCGCTAGCATTTAATGTAATAAATTCATGCCAACTTTTGGAATATCCATAGCAGCGCAAGTCTGGCCTTGCCTTGCATAAATCCATAAAAAAGCGCAAGGTTTCAACGTCCTTGAAATCACCGTCGACAAACAGTCTCACCGTCTTATTTTCTGGTATTGCATGGAAAGCACTGGCAACCGTTTCAACTTGAAAGCGTAAAAGCAAACTATTCTGCACTTGCCTAAAGAATGCAGCGGGATACCGCCATGCCTTTAGAGAATAGCAAAACTTAACGCAATCGCCTTTGCCTGGACAGTCAGCTAGCGCAAGACTAGAGAAAGCGTAGAATGGCAACTTTTTATTTCCTTGCGCCTGAAAGACTCGATATGGCGCCGCATCTTTCATGCCGCTATCTAGCCAAGTCAAAAGCTTTTTTGCATGATATTGCCAGGTTCCAGTCTTGCCTATCCTTGCCGGCTCACGATCCATGCAAGCTTGCAAGGCCGTCTTAATTGTTTTTATTGAGTCAATGGAATTGACTATTTCATTGGCTTGTATACGATTCATTGTATTACTTTCTTTTATTAGTTATTAGTTAAACGTCATATATCAACTTGCCGCTTGGATTAAATAGCGCAGCCCATGCAACGCACGAGTCAAACTGTGCGCGATCATAAGCTTCAAAAGCTTTTGTTTTATTTTCATATAACAACACGTCTTGCGCATCGCTAGCGTAGTATTGAATGATTACTTTGTATTGCTTATCTTTCATTTTTTATTACTTTCTTTTATGGTTTATTTAGTGAGAATTACAACAATACCGCCGATGCTTCTCTTTGAATAGCCGCTCTCGACTAGTGATTTAATTTCGGCCTGAGCTTTCAATAGCTCGTTTGCGTTTCCGAGTGGAAGTGAGATTTCGATTGTTTTCATTTATATTACTTTCTTTTATGGTTTATGTTAAACAAGTGCGCTTAACTTATGCCAGTCAAATGCAACGTTTGCGGCCTTGTCAATAGTTTTTTTAATTCAATTCAATTTAATTTAATACCCAATTGCTACTCTTTACAATGTGCTATCAGAATACATCCCATCCTTCCAAAAGAAAGTGTATTACATGAAGCTTGCAAAGTGTATGTCTTGAGTGACTTGCCTTGCAACCTGGTAGGCAGTGCACACCCGGACACTAGTGAACAACTGTGCACCGGGGGGGAGGGGGGTCGCGTGTCGTGCGCGTTGTTGTGTATATATACATAAACTGCCCTTTAAAAAATGTAACTCAATTGGGCTATGTTTTACAGGGTATACTTATGAGGTGCGTTTTGCACTTTAGGGTCGTAGGCTTGACATACCCAAAGGTGCAATATACACTTCAGGCTATGAGGTCATTGTTGGACAAGGTGGAGTGGAGATATAATCCTGAGTGGAGTTTAATGGAAGAGGAAGAAGGAATATGGGGGGATGATCGCTTGAGCTTAAAGGCTAAGGGGATATGGGCGTATATGAAGTCTAAGCCTGGCAACTGGGACTTCAGTGCTAAGAGGATAGCAACGGAGAGCAAGGACGAGACTAAGAGTGTCCAGCGTGGCATGAAGGAGTTAGAGGAGTGTGGTTATCTGAGTAAGAAGAAGCTAGGCAATGGTAGGGTTCATTATACGCTCGTACCAGAGTCCTACATAGGTGTAGAGCCACGACTTGACAAAAGTAGTTTAGATGATAGGAATGAGTATAAGTATGGGGGATGAAGAGACTCAGTTAGATTTAAAGACTAGGATGAGGGATGCTTTAGCTCCTATGCTTGCTAACGAGCAGGAGAAGACAGCTAAGAATAGTTTGCCTAACAATAACCCAGAGAAGTGGTTGACGGCAGCTTCTTTGTTTCTATCAGGGGCTAGTGTGCATGAGGTCAAAAAGACGATGAACTTGAACCATCACATAGCCAAGCGTATCAATGGTATAGTCAAAGCGTCTGACGACGCTAGGGTGTTTAGGCAGGAGAGGGCTATACAGCTAGCTTCTACGA